GTGGGGATTGCTCCCCAACCACCTCCTAATAGGGGGTGGTCCACCTCAGCTTGGCGTTGACGGCTGAAGGACGTCCAGAACGTTCCAGATGCTCGTCGTCAGTAGTTGGCAACTTACTGACCTGAAACACAGGATCGCTTCCGCGACCCTGTGACTCAGCGAGGACCAAGCACTTGAGTAGAGCGCCCGGGCCTTCCAGATGTGAATCCGGAATGCGCGCGTCGAGTGTCAGACCCTTGACAAGGGGTCTGTGCAACTCGGCACAGTTTCTTTGGGTTTCGTATCCCAGGAAACTGCGGCGTCCTACAACAGGAGATGTCTCGAGAACCACGGGAAAGGGGATTAGCCCCCCCAGAATCTCGTCGAGGTATCCAGCTGCCTTCCACAATCCCTCTTCGTAGAGAAGATTGCGGAATTCGGCAGTAGATACGACCTCCTGAACGTTCTTGCGGTGGGCAGGAAAGAGGCTACGCATCTTCACGATAGAAACATCGTGACCATCGTAGTACTCCTTGCCGCAGCTCTCTCTGAACTTGCCAGTCCAGAAAGACTTGCTCTCATTGACCTTGAGCCCAAAAGACTCAAGCTCTGAGACCACCGCAGGCACATACTCTACTGGGACAATGATATCGTCCCCGTAGACGCGCACCTGTCCTAGCAAGGACTTGATGTCCTTGCGTCGGAGCGGGCGGTTGAGCTCTCGTTCTATTCCCACAAAGATGATGGTCGCAAAGACCATCGCCTCAAGTGGGAATGTGAGAGCTGAACCCATAGACGCGAACTTGGCCAGGCGAATTACACCATGGCCAGGCACATCAGCCTTCCGCGACCTACACGAATCCACGGCCTCCGCGAGGAGGGAGTGATTTCGTAGCAGGCTTCGTACATGCTGATTGCTGACTCTGTCGGAGGCCTCTCTGAGGTCCAAAGTGGCGAGGGTTCCATTCCTAGAGCCCTCACAAGCAAGACGCTGATTAGGCATCTGGCTTGACCATCCGACAAGCTGTGAAGCGATGTCATCTGCTTCGACAGCGGCCCTGATTGCTGCCATGAGACCTTGTTGCATGTATTGCATGCATGTAGGTTCAACGGCGATAATCCGGGGAGTCTTGAGCGTCTTAGGCACTGTGATGACTCTAACGGGTCTCTCAGCGCCGGGTTCGAGGATTCGCACGTCGGAGAGATACTCCTTGAAGTATCTCCAGCTGGATGCAAGATGTTCTCCAAAAGGGAACACTTGGTCCAGCCGTTGGGTCCATTCCCGCTGATCCCACTTGGAGTTTCCTCTAAGTCGGTCGGCGGTGGCACCCGGTCCGTGCTTTGGTAAGATGTTCCCGTTGTAGACGTCTCCGTCCACAGCGGATAGAACATCACCCCAAAGCAGAGTGCTGATGCGATTGAAAGACTGGAGGCGATGAGCTTCCAGTTTCGCGTCAGACTCACGTACTTCCTGCTCACACTCAACGTACCTCCTGATGGCATCGTCCTCGCGTGCTTGAGTGCACTCGAGGCCTATCTTCGCGAACATCAGAGTTATCTGACGTATCGCATGGATGTGTGCCACAGAAGGTTCGTCGAGCAACCTTCCCGTCTCACGGTCGAACACATGGTCAAGGAAACCTCCGAGAAATCGGGGGAGACCGCCAGTTCTGGAAAAACCCATGAACTGGTCGTGACCGACGACTCCAGTGTCGAGACTTTTTTGGAAGTCCGCACCGAAGTCTGCCAGGGTTATCGTGAGAAACGATAGCCCCTCATGTTCGACACGCCGCGTGATCGTTTTGAGATCACGCGTGGTGCTTGTGCCACACCATGTCCCCAAATCAATGAGGACATACTGCACGAACGACATCAGGCTTTTCACCTGACTCCTCCTCACGGGGGTAGTCGGATCCGTAGCCTCGATGTTCGACTGGAGGAGCTCTGGAGAGCTTTACAGCTCTCCAGAGCTCCAGCTAGGGCAAATATCTCCGCCCTAGGTCAGTTCTCCGCACCAAGAAGCTTGGTGAGGTTAGCCCCGGACGTAGCCTGGAGATTGGCAAGAAAGCCATCAATGATGGCCTTCTGCTCAGTCACCGAGTACCCCACGTTCGGAACGTCCGCAACGATGTAGAAACTCATCGAGTACGGAACGTTCTGAGCAGGGAACAACGGATCGGGAGCAACCTTCCGGTGGTCGATCCTAGCGGTACGGCGAACTCGCTTTCCCACGGTGTGGGAAACCGAGAACTTCACGTTCCCGTCGGATGCACTGAACTCACCTGAGTGAGCACCAGTGCCCGTACGGGGCAGCGAAATTGCCGTCCCGCTGATCGTAACTGACTGTGGATCTGCGAACATGCGAGGCATCGTCCTTGCAGAGTAGAAACACTGTCAGCAGGATTACTGACAATGCTCTTGCGTCTTCCCTTACGGGAAGAGTTTCTTGGGAGCTAGGGTCAAACCTAGCGCACCAAGAATGGACCACTGCCGGTCAGTGAAACTGTCCGGATTGATCCCGAAGCCAAAGGGCGATGCTCGAAATCTCTCCTTCATCACAGTGGTGAAGGTGATTTCCCACGGACCGGCGTTCCCGTTAAGAAGTACGGGACCAGCGACCGTGTACGTATGGTCAATGATGGTTTCACGCATCATGTAACCATATGTGAGCACCAAACCGTCCGAGGTGAGAGCTGTGGCGTTGGAAATGTTATCTCCAACGCTCAACTTCCAGTCAGACAGCCACGACCATGGAGTCAAGTTCCAGAGGACCTCAGGTGTTAACCTGAGGCCGAGGAGATGGTTTGCTTTCTCCTCGTAGCTCTTCAGTAGCCCCAAACGACCATCGCTGGTCTGCAGGAGATACGTGAAGGCACCCGAAAACCACACGCGACTTTGTTTGCGTGTGGTCTCTGTGAACTGACCAGTTCGACCCGACTTAAACATCGAACTCGTGTTAATACTAGAGAAGTTGGGCAGTGTTACTAGCCCAGATCCAATAGTATTGGTCGAGATCGTGCTGGTCGGATCGAAGTACACCTTGCGCCGGACAGGTCGTCCGGAGTTGCGCTCATACTGTCGCAGGATTTCTCCTGCATGCTTGACAGCATAGAGAGTCTTGCGGACATCCCCGATCAGGGGAAGCCAACCGAACTGGGTTTCCAGGTACTTATCACCCGCGAGACGCGCGTGATTGGTGCCTGAAGCCAGATCGGTCGGAGTAATGCCGTGAGGGAAACCCTCACTGCGTAACTCCGCAAGTGCAACAGCAAGGCCTTCCACAGGATGGGTAGGAATGGCTAGCTTGATGGCCTTCGGACCGTAATAACCCATGTCAAATGGGTCAGGTTCGAGCCACCAGGAATAGCCACTCTGGAGCACAGCATCAGGGATGCATGGCCCGTCATAGTACTGGCCGTATGTCGTGCCCTGACCAGAGGTCAGACCCGTGCGAGAAAAACTCACACGATACGACTTCGTCCAGAACTCATGCCCAAGATCTGCAGCGGTTGAAGGACGCTGACGGTAGTCTTCCTTTAGCTGGCTGAAAAAGCCAGCTTGGGAAGATGACCCGTCAACAATGTCCTCCATAGAAGAACCGTCTGCAAACTGTGGAGGTGCAGCACGCCCAGTTCGAAAACTGTGCGTGGTCTGTGATGGACCGAAACGCTTCACATAGTCGTCTCCAAATGGCCCCGAAGGGGCCATAACAGGAGCGCCAGAGAAGCTCTGTCCAGCTAGGACAGGACTCTTCGGACCCAGAATGGGTCTCGAAGAGGTTACGAATCCATCAACCATGGTTGTGCCCTAGATAGTTGGACTCTATAGCCGGGCGGCTATAGAGGGTGGCTTCCCCTTGTCAGGGAAGTTCAGATGCACAAGCACCTGGGTGGAGGGCCTCTAGGGGTCCT